TGTTGCACATAGGCGCGGTCGAATGTTTCGCCGTCGCCCTCTACCGGCTGTGCTGCTGCCGTCGTTGGCGATTCTGTCGCCTCCGTTGTGACCTCCGGGGTCGTTGGTTCCGTCATGATTCCGGTAACTCCTGTATTGATTAGCCCCCTGGGCTGATAGCGGCCTGTTTTTTGGCCTGCCTATTCACAAATGATTCTCGTTGCACCGTCGTCCAGGTGCGCCTGAGCTCCAACTCTTTGAACGTGGCCACTCTTGGCGAATCGCCCCATGTGTCCGAGTGCGCCGTTTTGCGTAGGTCGGATAGCCCAAACTTGTGGCCCTTCCAGCCGTTGAATAGCTGCTCACCCATCATGTTCTGCTGCTGCTCTTCGGGCAGGCTCTTGAACCAGTCCTGGCCATTCTCCCATTGCACTTGCGGGCCGATGGCCAATATGGGAATTACTGTGCACCTTCCGTTTGGATGATCGGATAGCTCCTGCGCGCTATCGAACACCTCCCCGTCGCTCATGAGGCATGCAAGACACGTCCGCGTGTCGTGGGTTGCCAAGCGCTTGAAGCCCTTTACGATGCCCGACTCCCTGTACTGCGCCGTGCTCGCCATGCGGAACGCCCGCAGTTGCTCCGTGCGTGCGATGGTCAGCGCCCTGTCCAGCCCCATGTCCATGCCGCGCGCCATGTTGTAAGCCGTTTGGCGCGGGTTGATGCCCAAGGCGGTAGACTGGATGAGCTGCTTGATAATGCCGTCCATCGCGTCAGGGTACGCCTTGGCTAGCAGCGCCCTGAGCGGCGATCCATCGCCGGCCAGGCCCACCATGTTTTCGATGGCCTCTACGGGCAGCCGATTCCAGCCCAGATTGATGCCGCCCGCCCCCGTCTGCGCCATGAGTGAGTCCCACGCGCCGCGTATGCCCATCTCGCCATAATATTGCTGCTCGGCTTCGATGAAGGGCAGCGCGTACTGGTTGGTGTAGTTGTCTAGCTCGCGCTCAACTTGGAGGTGTAGCGCCTTGTACCTGTCCATGCGGTACAGCGCGCCCTCGCTGATAGTCTGCCCCGCTGCCTTGCGCGCGGCCATGTCGTTGGCTAGCAGTTGCATACTATCGGTCAGACGCATTTCGATTTGCGCGTACTGCCGCGCCATGTCGGCCATCTGCCGGGCCTCGCGCAAGCGCAAAGCCTCCTTGTACTGGCGCAGAATGGTCACGACGAGCGGGTCAGGCATTGGGTGCCTCTCCCATCATGTCCTGTGCCGCTGGGTTCTGCCCTTGGTCAAACTGCGTGCGCGCTTGGTCAAGCAGCGCCGTCGCCATGGATGTGCGCTCCGCATCGGCCTTCTTTTTGTCCTTCTCCAGTTGCGCTATCTCGGCCTCTGTCCAGCCCAGACGCCGCGCCGCGGTGACGAGGGGGATACCCGCTTCCACGTACTGCTTGAGCGCCAAGCCCATCGCCGTTTCGTCGGCTACAGGGTCGGTGGGCAGTTGCGCGGCGTGCCACTGGGTAGACACGGGCACGTCCTCGATAGCCCCCGCGCCGTAGAGGTTGTAGAGCTTAGCCGATAGGCCGATGATGTTCTCCCAGACGTTGCCCCAAACGTCCTGGCGCCGCTCGCACTTGAACACCAGGCCGATCTCTTGCTGCTTGAGCGACTCACCCGAGGGCTGGTCCGCGCCCATGGGGTGAAATAGGTACTGCGGCGTGCGGGTGATGGCCGCGGCGGTCTCAATCCAGTATTTGGATGAGCTAATCATGGCTACCGGGTCGGCGGCTTCCAGGGCCCCCAGCTTGGCCGCGGGGTCCGTGAAGCGCAGCAGCCGCGCGGGCGATAACTTGATGGCTGTCTCCTCACCCGTGCTGCCCACGACAGGCGGCACGCCCGAAGCGTAGACGATGCGAAAACCGCTGCTATCCGTTGCGGCGATCAGGTCAATGTCGGCCTTGTTGAGCATGTCCTGAATGGGCAGCAGTTGGCTAATCTCCGAGCCGCCGGGGTTGGCAAACTCGAATACGGCCAGGCCCAGCGGTTGGCCGTCCCTGTCCAGCCACGGGATAGGCCAGGGCTCTGTCGGCGCGTCGGTGTAGGTCTCCCATTGCGTGCCGCCGATGCCCTCGTTGCTGTCCTTGGTTGAGATGTACTTCTCTACCCTATCGGGAAAGTACAGCGTCATGCGCGTGCGGCCGTTGTTCTCCGTGTTGTAGGGGTCGTAGACTTGCCACTTTTTGACGGCGAAGATCGCCTGCCCCGTGTCTGGGTCAGCCTGGAACTTGACGCCTGCGCTACCGTCCCATGCGGTGTTGATCGACCACTGTGGCTTCTTCTCCTTATCGTCCCAATGGACAATGAGGTAAGAGGCCCCATCCCTGAGCGACGCGCCGTATACGTCGTCCTGCCCGGCGTCCATGCGGTTTGCTTCCCACCACGTCATGGCCCAGGCCGATGGATCGGCGTCCTCCGCTAGCTCTACCTCGTCGGCCAGCGCGAATTGCTCCACACTCAGGCGCTCCGTTACGGCGTCGATGACCAACTGGCACATATTATGGGCATAGAGGTAATCGGCGTCCTTGGCCTTGAGGCCGACGAACTCCTTTTGCCTATCGGTGAGGTACGTCGGCTGCTCGCCCTTGGCGTAGTCGCGGCAAGTGCGCACGAACTCGGCCTCGGAGGCGTCCTCCTGGTCGATCCATTTTAGGTATTGAATCCTGGCCTGTAGGTTGTAATCAACTGGCATAGATGCCTTTCACCAACACCACCACTAACAGCACCAACAGCAGCACCCTCATACACCCCAGGCTCATGCTGCCGCCCGGTAGACGCGCGCGGCGCTCTAGCTCGTTCACGCTAGGCCGTCACTGGCGAATATCCCGCGTAGGCGTTCCACAAGCTCGACAGCACGAACTTCATCGCCCCGTCGTCGGCCAGTGGGTCGCTTGTGCCTGTGTTACAGTTCGGGTTAATGAGCACCCCGCGCAGCATCATCTCGCCATAGCGCGCCGGATTCAGCAGCACCGATACGGCCAGCGCCGCCCGTTCTGCATGGCCCGCCGTGGCTCCCGCCTCGGCCAGAACGTCGATAGCCACGTCAATCGCTGCCTGTGCGGCCCGCGTCGCTCATAATCTCAGTTTGATCTATGTAAAGCATCGTGCCCCCTAAGCTGGCTGAATCAGTATGTCATCCCACGAGTTGTCGGTCGCAACGAACACCTGCAAGCCGAAGAGCGTGTTGGTGTTAAAGCTGGCCGTCGCCGTGGTGAAGGCGTTGGTCCAGATCGCTGCTCCAGCCTTCATGTGCTGCACGGTGTAGTTGTTGCCCTGCACCAGAACGCGCACCTTGTCCGTTCCGCCTGGTGTCCAGTCCACGTCGGCAGTCTGCACTGTGGCCCGCACTCCCGCCGTAACCGTCTCCAGGGTAGTGTCATTCCCCGCCGTGTTCGGCAACAACAGCAGCCGCACATAATTCAGCGCGTCCGTCACACGTAGCAGGACGGCCCGTGGTGTCACCAGCGCGGCGGGCGAGATCATGCTGGCCGTAATCATAGCGTTCGGCGTGTAGAGGTTGCCGTAGGCGATGGTTGACTGGAGATACATAGCAACCTTGTCATGGTATGTAATATCCGTAGCGGTAGCCCCCCATGTAGCGACAGCTACGTTGGGGGTCGCTATGGGTGTTATGCCCGTAATGGTCAATGCCCTCCAAGCGTCTTCGGCAGTTACGGCCACAGTGCTCCCGCCATCAACAGCCCGTAGCCTCGCCGCATTGACCACCACATTTGCGCTAGGAGCGTAGGCTATGCACATAGATTGATAGGTGGCCCCGATAATGCCACCCGTTGTACTGTAAATCCCCTTCCCGTCTGTTCCAGCGGTATTAGTGACCTTGAGACACCAATCATCTGCCGCGCTCGCTGTAGTGCTGGCGACGCCAGGATCAACCGCTGAATCAACGCGAGCGATAGTGCTGCCAGAACCACCGCCCCACCCAATAGTGTCGGTAGTAAATTCGGGGTTAAGTACCATGTTGTATGTGTCGCTCGCAATCGCGTTAGCCCTCAGCGCCCCCGCGTTGGTAGCCATCGTGCCCAAGAGCGTCGTCCACCAATTTGCCGGAGCCGCGCCGCTGAAATCGTCATATAGGCCGCCCGATAGCGCCGCCACGTTGGGCCACCACCGCTGCCCGCCGATCATGATTCGGCCCATGCTACACCGCCCGGTAAGCGTACATCATCTGAATCACCATATCGTCCGCCGCCGCCTGCACCGCCGCCGAGTCGTAGACCCGGATTTTGTACCCCGCAGGCAACACCCACGGCACTAATGGCGTCATCAGGTACAGGGTGTTGCGAAAGCCCAGCAGGTCCGAGACGCCCACGGCAAAGAGGTAGTTGCGTGTCAACGATGCCGCTTGCGTCGTGCCCGCGTCGATGCGCGCCAGCACGTCGTCCGCCGCGTCGGTAATGACCACGCTGATCTGCCGGTTGCCCACGTCGGCGGTCGTGACTAGCTCCACCCAAATCGACTGTAGCTGCCACTCTTGGCTAGCCGTGACGGTGAACGTGATGTCCGAGTCGTTGGCCGTCTCGCTGGAGGTCAGCGCAGAGCGCCATGCGTCGTCCACTTTCATCCCGCCACCCGAACCCAGCGCCGTTGGTAACTGCGCCGCCGCCTCGATAACTACCGCTCGTCCTTGTGTCATTGGTTAATACTCCAGGCTAGAAGCTGCATACATGCCCTGTGCTATGCGGTGCAGGGCATAGACAAAAGCGTCTACTTGGTCGTCGTGCGCTCCCGTTGGGAAGCGAATAAGCTCGTCTAGTAAATCGTCGGCCCAAGGCGTTTGTGGGAACACCACGCGCCCGGCCTCACAGAATGCTGTCACTTGGTTGGCCCGCTCTATCTTGGTGCGCCCGTGCGTTGACTCTGCGATAATGGGCAAGCTCGTCTGCGCTATGAGCGTTTGCACCGCCGATGTGCCTGAGCCCTTGTCCTCTACCAGAATCACGTCGGGCCGCCATTGCGCGGCCTTTTGTTGCATCCGCCGTATGAGGTCGGGGTAGGCTACCGTATCGCGCCATGCGTCCAGCACGTAGATGCCCGTGCTGTGTGCTGCCAGCGTAACGCAAGCGCTGCGGTCGTTGTCTTGGCCCTCTTTGAATGCGGTGTCCCACGCCTGAATGACCAGCGTTGCATTTTGGCGCTCAATCGGGTTGCGGCGGGCAAACCATGCCGTCTGAAACGTCGTGCCGCTGGGCGGCTGTGGCCTCTGCTGGTACAGGGCATAGAATGAGCTTTTGAGCACGCTCTGTATGTCGGCCAGCGCTTTCACGTCGTAGCGATCCGGGCATAGCGCCTCGCCCACCTCGCGCCCAAGCGGGTCGTTCTCCTCTGCCAGCGCCGGGAGCGATACGACTGTCCAGTCCTTGGCGTTGTCGCTATTCAGGATGCGCCCGGCCAGGTCGTCTTCGTGCCAGCGCGTCTGGATGAGGATGATCTGCCCACCCGGCTCTAGTCGCGTGTACAGGTCATCTCTGTACCAGTCCCATACCCGCTCACGGTAAGCGTCGCTCTCTGCCTCTTCCCTGCTCTTTACCGGGTCGTCGATGACAATGAGGTTCCCACCCTGCCCAGTGATGCCCGCGCCCACGCCGATAGCGCGCAAGCCGCCGCCTTGCGTTGTCTCCCAGTCCTCTACCGCTTGGCGATCCGGCGCCAGTGCGAAACGGCTCTCTGCGATGCGCCGCGCCTTGCGGCTGAATTTGTTGCTGAGGATCTGGTTGTAGCCGCCGATGATGACCCGCAGCGCCGGGTTCTGCTCCAGACGCCACACGGGATAGCGCACCGTGACCATCTCGCTCTTGCCGTGACGAGGCGGGATGAACAGCATGAGGCGGTTGATTTCACCGCTTGTTATCTTGTCAAGGTGCTGCTGGATGTAGCGCAGATAGGGCCAATCCCAATGAAAAAGGGGCGTCACCTGTGGGAGCCACGCTGAGAAATCAGCGAGTTCCGCCGTGCGCCCTGCCTGCTGGTTTGCGGTTTTCTGTGCCGCCCGTTTCTGCGCCTTCCATAGCGCCAAGGAGGGCGGCAAGGTCCAGCTTTGCTCCATCCGTCTCCGACTGTGCGAACTTGAGCCAGTCCAGCGCGTCGCGGTCCGTCTTGATTTCGCCGTCACGCACCTTCTGGCGTACTACCTGCATGGCAATGCGTAGCCGCTCCGCCCGACTGGCGATGCCTACCATGAGAGATAGGCGATCCACCTCAACGGAGAACTCCAGGTCAGCAGCCCATCGCTCAATTGTGCGTTGTCCCGCGCCTACTTGCGCCGCTGCCTCTGCCTGGGTGTATCCCTGTGCTAGAATCATCGCGGCCTTCTGGCGCTTGGGTGTCCAGTGAAAATCCGCCATTTTCCCGCCATCCGCCGCGCTTTGCGCCCCCGCTCCCTTTATCGCGCCCCCTGGCTGCTGCGTAGCCCGCAGAACGGCCAGCACCGAGGGCAACAAAAAAGCTGTGCCCTTCAGAGCACAGCTTAGCACGCGGGTTTGTTCAAACCTTGCAATTCTTACGGGCCTTGGCGTATATCCTTCACAGCCCACATGCCAGAGCCCACCATCATCAACACAAAGCCGGGCTCTAGCGGCTCCAGTTGAAGATCAACAACATCGCAGTACACCGTGCGCCAGTGGCATTCCATGTCTAGCGCCAGTTCCTTGATGCGCGCGGGCTTGGCCTTGAGCCTGAGCCACGTCTTGGCTAGGCGCATAGCGCGCTTGGTGATGAGCGGTCCAGCGCCGCTGCCGCCCATTGCTATGTACTGCGATGTTGCTGCCATGCGTTACTCCTATGCCCCAGAATCTAGTGTGCCATCCGCACGAATGCCAGCCAGTAGAACGCACACATGCAAAGCTGGCACAGCACCATGCAGGCCAGGATCAGCAACACCCGGCCAGCGTCACTCATCTTGCCGTCACGCTCGACAGCGCCAAGTCAAAGCCCGCAGCCAACTGCGCCTCGATGTTATCACATGGCCCCTCACCTAGGTCGCACACGTAATTGTCGCAGTTGCTAACACAGTAGCCCACCCACCAATGTGCAAACCTCTGCCCTGGCGTCAAGGCCCAATCATCGCGCCATACGCCCGAATCCCAGTCCCATGGTCTGAATGTGTATTCTCTGCCCATGGTCCAATCGACATAGCTATCCCACTGTGGCCCACGATTCCAGCCCAGCACGTAATGAGCGTTTAGCGTCTGCTGAACGTAGACCTGCTCGATTTCCGTTTTGAGCGGCGGGATAGAACCGAAGCCGGAAAAGCGCCCGCCCGTTCCTTGGGCCACGGGCATGTAGGCGTTGTCGGCCTGGGCCACACCGACGAACGCCAAGAGGAACGCAACCGCCAAGATCAACCTTACTCGTACCATGGATCTCCTTCCGTCTGAAAATGGACGAACTTGTCAATCACGACGAACACCACCAGCAGGGCCAGCGCTGTGGCGCAGCCGCACAGGGCTTTGAGCCAGGATACTAGCGCTTTCATCTCCCCTCCTTCGGCGGCACTTGTAGCCGCCGCTCATCCGGCTTGGTGATGAACGTCTGCAACGTGGCGCAGACTAGCCACACGACCAAGACCGCGCAAACGCCGAGCGCCGCGGCCAACCATTGCCACCATGTCATGGCGTCACCTCCGCCGTCCGTTCCTCTATCGGCCCCAGTAGCAGCAGGTTCGGCACCGTGGCCCAGTATCTCGGCGCCTTGTGGTGCTTGGCCATGTAGTGAACGAGCGCCGCGGCTAGGTCCATGCCCTGGTAGCCCTGCCACTTGCCTTCCAGCGTTCGCTTCGTGTCGGATAGCTGTTCCATTGGTTATTCCCCCTCCCGTGGCAATCGCCACTTGGTCACCCTCTTTAGCGTGAAGCCGTTATCTCGCCATTGGTCGTCGCACTCATAGAAAAGCCCGTCCCTGGTGCGAAACGCCCTAGATACGGTACTGCCATTGCGCACAACGCAGCGCTGGCCCACTTCTGGCCACTGGAATCCGCGGCTGATATACAAATTCCAGTCGGCGCCATTATCATCATCCAGATACGTTGCCATGTGTCTCTCCCTTCATTTTGCCCGGCGGCGCTGTGCGTTGCTCTGGCCGAGTACTCCACTGACGCGGCCCCTACGCTTTCACCGCCGCCGGGCGCGGGTTGCTGCCCGCTTGCGCCCTCCTGGGCGATGGGCTACGTAGTGATAGTTATGTCCCTCAGCACAGTACATCCGATGTTGTGATAAGGCATCGTTGCGCCACATTGCGGGCATACGCTGGGCCCCGGATAGTATATCGCGTACTGCGGCGCCGCTTCGTCCTTCATGGCCGCCCGCAGCTCCCTGGCCGCGTCAAGGATAAAGTTATACTTGCCACGGTGCATGACCATGACGGACCTTGAGGCTTCACGGTCAAAGTCCTCGATAGCGGCTAGTAGGTCGCGGATAAGGTTGTCGCGTTTCATCCTATTGCTCTCCTCTCTGAATTCATCGCTTCCTCGCTCCGTTTCGGCTCAATTCTCCGTTGCTCCCGCGTCGCCTTGGCGTTGTTGCGCCGCCGCGCCGCGTCGTACCGCTGATAGTCGGCCAGGCGATCGGGCGTGGCCGCATCGCCGCAGCCATCGCCGTCACAGCGCGCCGCGCAGTACATGCGCCCCGTGCGCGTGTGGCAGATGGTGCATTGCGCGTCGGCCCATTCGGCGGGCAGCCTGTTGCGTTGGCGCTCCGCCGTCTTGGCGATGTGCTCGGCTGTGGCCTCGGGATCCACGACGCGCTGTACCTGGTGGATGGTGGTACCCAGGGCCCTGGCGGCGCCGCGGATGCTGCCGTGCTCCCGGTAGGCGCGCATGATTTCGGCGTCGAGTTTGATGCCGGCGGCGATGGCGGCAAGGTTCACGCTCTCACCCTCGCCCTTTCATCGTCGCGCCAGGGGTGCCGCTGGCTGCCCCGTTTCCCGGCAAAGACGCGCTTGGCGTGCTCGCGTAGCTTGGCCATGCGCTCCGGCGGGAACATCTGCACACCGCGTAACTCTTCGGGCACAGCCTTGTAGATGGTGTGCTTGCACAGCCCCAGGTGCGCGCCGATCATCTCGTAGGTCCATTGCTTGGCGCGCAGCTCGCGTATGGCGTCTTCGAGGTCTTTGTAGCCCTTGGCCTGTGCCACCACGTCGCGCTTGCGCGGCCCCATCAACTCAACGTCTACCTTGTGGTCTCGCACATTCAGCGGCAGACCCAGCAGCCCGCGCCACGTAATCAGGTTGCGCTCAGTGGTGCCCAACGCTCCTGCGATGGTCTTCCACAGGTACCCGTCGCCACGCATCCCCAGGATGATGTCGCGTATGGGCTCGCCGTACTCCTCTTCGATGGCCGCCCAACGCTTGGCGATGATGACGCCGGAGTAGGAATAGTCGGTCATAGCAGCACCCCCAGCCGTGTCGCCAATGTGCGCCAATAGTCCGCCGCGTAACACTCGCCCCGTGGATAGGCGCGTTCGATGTAGGCGTCCATGTGCTGTAGCTGATCCTCCGTGATATATTCGCCTACCCTGGCGCGGTATTGCGTCGCTTTGGCTTGCGCCCACGCACGGCTGCGCGCTAACCTATTGAGCACCTCGTTCTGCATCCCCTCAAGCTCAGCCCGTACTCGCTCCGCTGTCGGCGGTGGCGCAAACTGGTCTAGCACCGCGGGGACTGTGGCAAACAGAGGCAATTCCTCGTGGCGCCGCTGCTCTAGCCGCTTGACGCGCTTGGCAACGTGGCTGTCTGATATGCCAAGTTCGCCGCTACTCACAGCCACCCCCCATTGCTTCCATAGCACCACGCGACAAGCAGCGCCGCGGCGGCTAGGATAGTCAACGCGCAGCCGAGAGATTTCATAGCACCCCATCCTGCCCGCTGGCCGTCCAGCCGTCGCGCTCTAAGTCGATGTTCTCCGCCTTGCGCTGCGCCAGGTCCACGATGCGATTCATGCTATCCAGCGAGATCCAGCGCGTTGTCACCGGGCAGTTGTTCCACCAGCGCACATGCCGCGTCTCGCCGTGGCGGGCGTCGTTGCGACTGATGACGACACAGCCGGAGCCGTAACATTCGATGGTCCACATTATCGCTCCTCCACTCTGAATGTATAGTGCGGGTACCGCGCCTGCGCGAGACGCCATTTCAGCCGCCAAAGCGGGGTCTGCGTCGCTTTGCCGCCCTTGATGTCCAAAATGACGCGCGCCATATCGGGCAGCTCGACATACTCAAAATCGGCCTCGTAGGCCATGGCCGCGCCGTTCTGGTCCTTGTCCACGATGCAGAACCGCGGATGCACGCGCAGGCCCTTGATCTGCCCGGCCTGCTCTAGCATTCGCAATTCGCCGTAGCGCTCCGCTTCCGCCTTGCTGTCGAAACGAATGCCGTCAACCACCGTCGGGCAGTTGTGGTACTTGTTCGGCCTATGCCCCTCGCCTATGCCAAGCCGCTTGATGATCGCGGCGTCCTCCCCGTGGGTGATGCGCTTGCTGTAGGTGGTCATGCGGCTTTCCTCCTAAAGTCTGCGCATGGCATCGTCAGCAGCCGCGTCCAGCCGTCTTGTTGGTTGGCACCCTCTAGCAGCCTTGACGCCATGCGGGCGTCCATCTGGCGCGCATCCTCTAGCTTTAGGTTAGTCGTCACCACTAGCGGCAGGCGCTTGGCGTAGCGATGGTTGATGACTTGAAACAGCGCTTGCGCCGCCCATTCTGTGGAGCGCTCCGTGCCCAGGTCATCCAGCACCAGCAGGCCCACGTTGCACAGGTCGTCCATCCTGGCATCGTAGCTATCGTCGTTGTAGCCCTTGCGTAACTCGTCCAGCAGGTCCGGCGTGGTGTGGGCGTAGACGCTATGTCCTTGCGCTAGCACCTGGCCGGCGATGGCGTAGGCTAGGTGCGTCTTGCCCGTGCCCACGCCGCCTTGCAGGATGAGCCAGCCGCGCGGGTCGTCGGCGTAGGCTTGGCACTCGTCAAAGATGACGCGCATGGCCTTGTAGGTGTCCGTCCTGCTAGCGCCATTGGCCCGGCTCGCCATGGGATCGAACGACTGAAACGTCCATCTGTCCAGCTCGACGGCGCCCAGGCCACTGGCAGCGCGCAGCCGCTCGGCGTTGGCCTTGGCAATGTTGTCTCGTCGGCACACGCACGGGATAGCGGCGCCAAAGAGCTTGCTGGATACGGGAAAGTCCACCCGGACGTAGCCATAGCCGCCACAGCCGCAGGTGCGGATATGCTCGACGCTCCAGGCCAGGGCCATAGCGGCCACAGGGTTCGGCGTGGCTTTCTGCGTGTTGTTGCTATACATGGCGCTCCTTTATGGCGTTCGACTCGATAATGGCGGCTACGTCCGCGTTGGCCCAGGCGTCATTGGCTTGCGGGGATGCGCGCGGCGGGCCGTGGCCGTTGCCATTGGGTCGTGTCCTGGCCTTGACGCGCTCAATCTCGCTCCGTATCTGGTCGATGCGCGGCGGGATCTTCATGCCTTGCGAATCAATACCCGGATAGCCCCAGTACCACTTGCCATCCTCCCCGAATAGGGCACGTATGTCCTCCGGTGTATACTCAGCCTTCCCTAGCACCCGTGCCGCCGTGAATATCTGCCCGAACTGGTTCTGGGTGAGCAAGTCGGGCTTCATTAGGCACACCTCGGCAATCGCATGCCCGATAGGCCCCAGCTCCTTCTTGGGCTTGTCGGCCTTGGGCTTGTCGGCCTTTTGTTCGGGCGCATCAGGCGCTTGCGCCTGCGCTTGCGTAGTATTTTCAGGAACAGGAATAGGAACAGATATAGGTATAGGAACATGTCCGGAAAGCTGATCGTTCACCTGATCGTTCACCTGAACTGGCACCCAGCCCACATGAGCCTCGGCGTTGTGGTCCTTACCTAGCCAGTCCTGCTCAAAGTATTTGTTGTTCTGCCTGGTCCTTACGTGGTCCATCCATCCGCTAGGCGCGGGCCACTTTGACGCGCTGGCCCATTGCGGTTGCTGATACTCCCACCAGTTGATGATCTGGGCCAGGTGTTTGCCATCAGCCTCGTAGCGATAGATGCGTCCGGCGTCTGCGAACCGCTGAATAGCCGCGCTCACGTCATCTATGGGCACGTCTTTGTAGAGGAACACAGCCGCCCGTATGACGATGGGGTTGTCCAGCAAGCGGCCCTGATCGTCAGCGCAATTAGAGAACAGGCCAATCCATAGAACTTGGTCGAAGTAGTCGAGTGGTCCGAACCAATCATCTTGCCAGATTGCCGACGATATGAGCCTGCTGTTAGCCATGTCAGTTCCTGCCTATCCCAATTTCAGGCCGACGCTGCGTCGGCATATAATGCGTGTGTGCCTGGTGGCTAGTCTGCGCCTTCGGGTCTCTGGCTAGCATTACGGCTAAACGCCCTCCCAGGCACGTTTTCGTTGCAATAAACAGCAACGCGCCGCCATCGTTGTCTGGGTTGTCGGGGTAGACTGAATGCACTAACGAGGAGTTAGCACATCCCCCAGGAACAATAGCAGCGCGTTGCCGTCTAATGGTATACGTTTTCATTAAAAAAGAAAACTCCTACGTTACCGCGCATTCAGTCCCCCGACTTGATTCCATTGTATCACGTCTCACGTTAGATGTCAAGGACTTTGAGCGAAACGTTATCTCTTGCGTTACGTCTCAAGGCGCCGCCGCGCGATGAGCGCGGGTGGTCCTCCCCGGCGCTGGGTGTCATCGCTGCTTGTGCCACGGAGTAGGCCCGTTGCGCCGCGCGTCGATCTTGGCTTGCGCGATGGCCTTGCTTACCCGGCAGTCTGTCGTATGGGCGATGCTGGATGGCTCATGCCCCACGCGGTAGCAGTAGCGACATGAATACTTGCCTAGCAGCACTAGATCGTCCTCGTCTCTGAATAAGCACCAGTCGGGTATAGCGCTCATGCCCCCACCTCGATAACTTGCGGGTGCGCCATGTCCCACTCGCGCTGTTTCACCCACTCGGCAAACTCAGCCACTAGGCCCGGCGATGTTAGCGCCGACGAATGGCAGCCGATGTCCAGATAGGAGCAGCCGCATTCGCCGCCCTTGCAGAACTCATCCCCGAACACGCCGCTATCCGCCCACTCGGGTAGCCGACAGTGATAGTCCAGCAGGTCGGCCAGCGTCAGCCCGCCGCGCGCCAGGATGGCCGTCTCTTCGTCGGATAGGGTGTGCGTCATGGTTGTCGTCCTTCGGCCAGGGCGATAGCAGCTTCTAGCGTTTCCATGACTCCCGGACGATCCTCTACCCACTGGTCGCGGACGTAAGCCAGCGCCGCCTTGAGCGCGGCCAGCATGTCCGGCGCGGCGGCGATAAGTGCCCCGTTTGCACGTGATTGTTCGATGGTACCGAACAACTCGCATATAGCGAGACCAGACTGTTGGCGTACCCAGTAGTGGGCATTTTGTCTCCATGGCCCCGGAGTGTGTGTCACATCGCACCGCCCTTCACGCCCATCTGCGCCCAGGCGGTGTTGGTGTCCACCGCGTACTTGGCGTTGGCCTGCTCAAGCGTCAAGTGCTCGCGCATGTAGGCCATCGCATCGCAGTAGACAAAGCGCATACAATCGCGCTCGCGCGTCGCCCTGTCTAGCCGCTCTTGCAGGTGTGCATAATTCAGCAGCTCCACTGTGGCGCCCGTGTCGATAGCCACGGCGCAGCCGATTATCGAATAGGCCGAGAACTTTACGCTATCCATGTCACATCCTCCAGGCGAACTCAAGTGCCCAGGTGAGCACAATCAGAATGAACACCACGATCCCCGCTGGCCCAGTCAAGCAGCCGCCTTCACCTTTGCCGGCCATCTTACCTGTCATCGTCGCTCATCTCCTTGAAAGTGAGCCCCGCCGCGGGCGCGGGGCCGTGTGCGCTACATCGTCAACTGCTCTGGCTCCGGCTCGTTGCTATCGGCCACGTTCAGGGCGATCCATGCGGCGATGTCCTCTTTGGCCTCGGCCTTAGTGCCGATGAACTCGGACATATCCTCCACCTTGCACGCTTGCAGAATCTCCGCCGAACTCAGCGAGGTGCTAGCCATGGCCGCTTCCATGAACGCCCTGATAGCGCGTGGATCTTCTACCCACGGCTGGCGCGTCCTGGTCTCATAGCCGTTACCAGGCGTTACCACCGTTACCGTGGCCTTGGGTGCGGCGCCCTGCTCGACTTTGGCCGCGGGCTCCGGCTTGCGCTCCTCTTGCGCGGGCTTCTCTGGTACGGGGGCTCCGTCCGATAGCCACCGCAACAGTGGGGCGGCTAGCTCGCGGCCCGGCTTCTCGATCTTCATGTCTACGATAGCAGAGCATCGCGTCTTGCCCACGGTGGCGATATGTGCCCAGTCGATGTCTATCACCACGTCGAACTCGTATTCCATGCCCGCCCGTTGCACCGGAGCCATGCCGATCCTGCGCACCACCGTGTTCCCGCGCTCGTCCTTTTCTTGCACCGTCTCCATGCGGCTGCGCATCGTGGTGATGACGTGCGCAGGCGATTGCAGGATAGCGTCGATCATGCGGTTATGGATTGGCGTCACTTGGCGCCATGCGGCCCAACTGTTCCCGCCCACTCGGTCTTTGATATCCAGGGCGCCGCCTACCCCTTCCCATGCGTGGCTCATACTGTCGATGATGAGCACCGCGTAGCCCTGCCGTCCTGCCTCTTGCACCAGGCCGGTATATTCCTCGGGGCTGTACGTAGATAGCTCTACCACGTCAAAGGCCCAGGGGATGCCGTCGGGCGCCTCGCCCACGTACTTGGACGCGCTACCGCGTTCCGTGTCGATTACCGCGATAGTGCCCCCGTTCGCAATCAGATGGGCCAGGCGCAGCGCCGTGTAGGTCTTGCCAGAACCCGCAGGTCCGTCGATTGTGAGGCGAAGCCTGCTTTGCTGCTTGGTCGCTTTACGAAATGATGTAGCCATTGCTATTTCTCCCCTCATCTGCTATACTGGGAGTGTACCAGTCAGTCGATACGCTCCATTTCCCACGAGGCCCTAGCGTCCTACCGCCGGGGCCTCAACCGTTACCGTCTCCGTCTTGCATGTCACGTACCACTCGCCGGGCTGGTATACGGTATACCCGCCGCGATTCACCCACGGCTTGGCCGGGCTCGTGTGCAGCTCGCCGTGGCCCGCGGGCATCGTGCGTTTGCAATCTCGGCAGTAGCAGGGCCGATTGTTCTTCATGCTAGCACCACCGCGTTAGCATTGAACAACACCGCATCCCACTCCGGCTTGGGCGCCGGGGTGCTGATGATGTCCAGGCAATCGTTCTCAAAGCAAGCCCAGGCGATAGCCACCTCGCGCGCCGTTTGCGTGCGATTCAGGTGCATGATGCCATCGCAGAACGCTGCCGCCCCTGACTCGCTCCATCCAAGCAGAATCAGCCTGGAGTAGAGCCTGCTGGTTGCCGTGTAGATGTCCATGTCCGATTCGTGTTCCATCGCCGTCTCCTCTCGTCCATCTGTCCCAAAGCGGGATAATCACCATCGCTGCTATGCCTGCTAGCAGCACGTCCATTAGGCGGATACCTGCTCGTGCTGGGCCTCGTACTTGGCGGCCTTGCGTCGCAGATACTCCCGACGAATCAACACACGGATCATGTCGCCGTAGCTGGGGCGCATATCCTCTTGGGCCAACTCGGCCAGCATAGTGCGTTCCTCCGCCCCCAGGATAATGGTAAATCGCCACTGTCCGGGCACATCATTCAGCGTTGTATATTCCGCAAGATCTGCATCGACGATAGCCTGGTTCCATGCTAGGGCGCCTTGCTCCGGGGATAGAAAAGCCCCCAGATATTTTTGCTTGCCATTGATGAAACAAGAGGCTTGCCAGCACTTCCCTGTCCAGTAAACCCCTCGGTACCC